GCCGGTGATCTCCGTGGTGGCGGTGTCCTGGTGGATGTACTGCTCCGTGCTGGTCTGGGGGTTGTAGGACACGGAGAGCTCCGTCACACCCTCGCCCACCAGGGCATAGCTGGCGGCGGTCTCGCTGGGCGTGGTGTTGATGAACAGCAAAAATGCGCTTCGTTTCTCTGCCATAGTTCTTCCTTTCCGTCCGGTCTCAGGGCTTCCCCTGATAGGTCAGCTTCATAAAAATCTGATGGTCCTCGTCGCCGTTTTCAAATAGGGCGTACAGCGCGGAGCGGGTGGTGGGCTCCAGCGCCCGCACGGTCAGCCCCGGGCCGATGTCCGGCGTCTGCCCGGCGGCCCAGTCTCCCAGGCGGTTCAAAAGCTCGTCCGCCTTCAGCCGCCGGTCCACACTGCTGCCGGGCTTCACGCGGTAAATCACCTTGAATGGATACTCCGCCGTATAGCCGCCCAGGATGTTCCGCTCCACGATATAGGTCCCCTGGACGATGGAGAGGGCCATGCAGGTCCGGTCGTCCTCCAGAAACTCATACCGGATGGGGCCCGCCTCCTCCGGCAGGTCCGGGAAGGTGTTCAGCCACTTGAGCACATTCCGGGAAATCCGGTCCTCCTCTGCCTGAGCCACCAGCTGGGACGGCCGCTCCTTATCCGAACTCATGGCGCACCGCCCTTCCTGCCACACGGATCCACTTCTCCTTGTTCTGGGCCTTGGACGCCTCAAACCAGTGGTCCTGGGCCTTGCTGTGAACCCTTTTGCTGTAATGCAGTCTGATTCCGGTTACCGCTTTCGTGGCGCCCAGCGGCGCAAAGGCGCTGCCGGTGCGGGGGTCCACCATCAATTTGCCGTGGTACAGGTACCGGGCGTAGGGCCCGGGATAGAGGATGGTGTCACCCAGAACCTGGGTCCGGTTTGCCAGAGATTTGGTCCGTGCCGGCACAAAGGGCTCCGTGTCCTTGGCCGCCTGAACCACAACCGCGTGCCTTGCCTCCGCAGAGGCCCGGGCCATCCGCCGGCCCAGCCGGTTCAGGCCCAGAATTTCCACTCCAAAGCGCAGCCCCATTATCTCCCCCCAATCTCCCAGTGCCTCAGCCCGCCGAAATCAAACTCCGTCACCTGGACGATGCGGAACACATCCCCGAACTCCCGCCCCAGCTCCTCGGCGGAGGCGTCCGGGTCCACGGCCTCCCCCCTGATGAAAAAGGCCTCCTGGCTGTCCGTGAGGGTCCAGAGCCCGGCGCGGTCCGCCGCTTTCCGGAACGCCGCATAGGGCGCGTACTGCCGTTTCCCGCCGGTGATGCCGTCCGACGCCGCCGCGTCAAAGGGGATGTGCAGCGCGGCGCGGTCCGCGCTCTTGCGCCCGCTTTCGCCGTCTGACACACCTGTGGACACCTCCAGCAGCACGCCCTTCAGAAGGGTGATGTGATGGGTGACGCGATCCTCCAGGGTGTCCGGGTCCGTCTCAATCCGGGGGATGTACAGCGTCACGGTATGGGGGAGCATCATCATACCCTTCCACCGCACCGGTACCCCTGCACGCCGAACAGCCCCGCAAAGGCCGGCGCGTCCCGCAGGTACTGCGTCACCGCCTCCCGCTTCCGCTGGCGCAGGCTCTCCAGCTGGGCGGCGGAGAGGCCGGTGCTCTGGTACGTCCGGCTCCAGCTGCCCACGGTCTCGCTGGACAGCGCCGGCTCCGCCGAAAAGGCCCCAGCCAGCAACCGCTCCTCGTCCTGAAAGGCCTCCGCCGCGGCGCAGACCGCCCGCCGGACCGCCTCTTGGTCTTCGGGGCTTTGCGCCTGCCCGCTCCGCCCCCGGGTCATGGCCCGGACGTAGGCGGAGGCCCGGGCCGCCAGCCGGGGGAAGTCCCGGGAGGAGATGGCCTCTCCCAAGTACTCGTTGGCGTAAAAGTCATACTCCACACAGGCCACGGGCCCCGCCTCCTCTCCTTATCGGCCGGCCTTCGCCCGGGCGGCCGGTGTCTCCAGGCCGCCGGCGGCGGTCCTGTCCGCCACCTTCAGCACCGCCACCTCGTCCATCCGCTCAAAGGAGGGCAGGACAATCTCCGAGGCAAAGAGGTTGACGTTCACCGGGTGCTCCTCCAGAACCCGGGTGATGGCCACGCCGGTGCTGACGATGCTCACCTCCGCCGTGGGGGAGGCCATCAGGTCCGCCTCCTCGGGGGTGGTGCCGTACCAGGTGCTGCCTAGGGCCCCGTCGGGAATCAGCGCCACGTAGCCGTCGGGCACAAAGGCCCGGGCCCGGCCGCTCTCGTCCCGGTACATCTTGTCATACACCGCAATCCGGAGGCGGGAGGTGCCGCTGACCACATTCTTCACCTCGTCGTCGGTGAGGTAGCCCAGGGACAGGCCGCTGGCGGTGAGATAGCGGCGCTTTACCGCCTCCGTGGCCGCCAGCAGGTTGAAGGTGGCGGTGTTCATAATGGCGGCGGTCAGCTCCGTGCCGGTGCGGCTGCGGACGGCGTCCTTGGCGGCCTTGAAGTCCTGGAAGGGGTCCGCCCCGGCGGCATCGCTCCACTGGCGGCTGCCGCTGAGCGCGGTGTAGCCGTTCGCCTTCCAGCTGCCGTCCCGGTCATAGCGGTAGGTGTAGTCCACGCCGTTGGCCCGGATGGCGATGCCCGCCTCGCCGTTCTCCGGGAACAGCAGCTGCATAATCATCCGCTCCGGCACCACGCTGGCGCCGTCCAGCAGGGCGTTGGCGTCGTCAAACACCCGCTCAATCATGGCCTGGGCGTAGGGGTCGTTGGAATCCTGCACCCGCAGCAGCTCCTGGCGGTCCTTCTCCTTCAGCTTGAAGCCCTCCCGGAAGAAGGGCATCTCCGTCTCCAGCTTCTCAAAGCCGATGCGGCCGCGGAAGGTGGCCCTGGCGTCAAAGGCCGAGGGGGCCAGAGACACCGGCAGGCCCTTGGAGCCCTTCAGCCAGCTGAGGTCCAGGCCCGCCTTCTTCCGGGGCGGAAACAGGCCCGCCCCCAGATAGGGCACCTGGGCGGAGGCCGCCTCCGTCCACTGGGCGGCAATGGCCGCCGGGGTGAAAAATGCTCGCAGATCCATCTTCGTTCCTCCTTACACCGCGTCGGCGGCATTTACGCCGGTGTTCTCCCGGAAGGTGACGCCGGGCAGAATGCCCTTCATGGTTTCGGCCGTGGCGGTTGCCCCGGCGTGCTCTCTGCACTGGGCCCAGTCCACGATGCCGCTGACCACCAGGGCGCCGTTGGGGTTGTCCGCGGGGTTCACGTCGTACAGCAGGATGCCGGCCGCGCCGGTTCCGTCGGGGGCGGCGGCACCCGCCGCCGTGACGGGCATCCCGGCCGGGACCGTCTCCGTTCCGGTCAGGCGGGCGGGGATGGCCTGGAAGTCGTCCGAGGCCAGAATCTCCACGCCGGCCACCGCCGGGGTCTTTTCAAATCTCATCGGGATTCTCCTTTACAGATAGTGTTTCAGCACATCGCCGGAGGCCTTTCGCCCCGCGGCCCGGGCGGCGCCCATCTCCCGTGCCTGGGCCACGTTGGCGGGCACCGGCTCCGGAGGCGCGCCGCCGCCGCCCAGCGGCCCCAGCAGGCGGGGGGCGGGCCGCTCCGGCGCAAAGGCGTCCGGGTCCGCCTCCCGCTGGGCCTGGAGAAAGCCCTCCAGGCCCTCCAGGGCGCCGTCCTTCAAGGGCAGCTTCTGCTCCTTCAGGGCAGCGGTGAAGGCCCGCTCTGCGCTCTTGGAGCTGAATTTCAGCCCCCGCTCTCCAATGGCCCGGGTGACGGCCTCCGCGTAGTCCCGCTCCGCCAGCCGGGCGGTGAGGGCGGCGGTGTCCTGGTCATACTTGGCCTGGAGGTCGGTGAGCCGCTGCTGAACGGCGGCAAGGTCGCCATTGGACTTTTTCAGGCTCTCCAGCTCTCCCTGGACGGCGGTCAGGGCCTCCCGGGCCTCCGCCAGGTCTGTCTTGGCCTGGGTTCCTCGGGCCTTCTCCCGGCCGATGTCCGCCATGTTCTCGTCCAGAATCCGGTCGACGGCGGCCTCCTCCAGCCCCAGGGTTTTCAGAAACTCGCGTGTCATGGGTGCTCCTCTCCAGCTTCGCTTTTTTCGCGTGGGTCGCCTCCACTGCTGTCCCGTAGTTTTGCGACGTCGGGCCGGTCAAAAATAAAACGGAGCCAGCCGCCGGATTCCCGGCGGTCAGCTCCATTTCGCTCTTCCCGGCAGACGGTTCCTGCCAGGGTACGCTGTTCGATTGTCAGAGGTTTTCAGTCTTCGAAAAACGGCACCACGTCCGGCAGCTCCACGCCCTGCTCCAGGGCCTCCTGGAGGAAGCCCATGAACGCCTCGTAGGTCATGGCATCGTAGTTCAGCTCGTCGTAGCTATCTGGGCCAACTCCATGGTTCTCATCCATATATTGATGCGCCAGCTGCCTCAGCTCCTCGGTAATCTTCCCCTTCCACATATCACACCAGTCCTTTTAATGCTATTATAGCATCCTTTTCAAAGTTTGGGAATAGAATATGGAAAAGATTCAAAACATCTTTATTATTTTGGAATTGAATTCTCCCAAACTGCGCCCATGCTTCCAGCTCCAAGAAGCCTTTCGTTCTCCAATAATTCCTCGGGTGACCATAGCCATAGTCTATTTTTCCCACTGAAAATCCATTTAGAATATCGGCAATCCCACGATATTCTTCTTTGAACACCGTTCTTCCTGTCAAAGAGTTTGTTTCAAACAGATTGGGGAATTTCGACACAAGGTACTGTTTCACATCGCCTCCGCTTGCTGCATTCAGCGCCAGGTAGTCGTTCATCAAACTTTCCGAAAATCTCTGACTGACCCGCCCGCCCACATCCATTCTGTGAAACAGCTCATGCACCAATGTGGAGGCATCCGCATTCGCTCCAATGTGGATGATATTCAGCCCGGGCCCTGGGTGGAAATACGAGCGGGCCCCGCTTTCCACAATATAATCCGCATTCCGGTACACCTTCCGCAGCGCCGCCCGCATTTCCGGCGTGGTGCGGGCCATGCCGTCATGGAAGGACTTCCGAAGCCCTTTGGGCAGCCCGCCAAAGCCGGTCACCTTCCGCAGCTTGGCCGCGCTCTTGGCCGCTCTCCTGGCCCGGTCGCCAAGATCACTTTCTGCCGCCGCCAGAGGTCCGCCGCCCTCCAGCACCCGCAGCCGCTCCGGCTGCTCCGGCAGCCCGGCCGCTTTGCTGAACCGGCGGTACTGCTCGTTCAGCCGCCGCAGGCGGACGGCGGCCGCCTGGGCCTCCTCCGGCAGGCCCGCGGCCGCAAAGGCCCCCTGCCGCCGCCGTTGGCGGCGGATGCTCCGCTCCAGGCTCCGCTGCATCTGGGACGCCTGGTAGTCGTCGTACTCCCGGCCCTCAAATTCGATTTTCGGCCGGTTCTCCGGCTTCATGGCCTCCAGCTCCGCGTCGGTGCAGGTCCGCTCCGATACGCCCTCAATAAATGGCCAGAAGCTGTGGCGCTATCGGCAGTTCGCCCCTCCTATGCCAGTTACGGAACCATATCCGCACGTCTTTTCAAAATCGGGATAACTGTTCAAAATATCACCCCCTATAACAATCTTCGAAATTGCCAGCAACGATTTCGTAGGGGCGGTTATCAACCGCCCGTTCCCCCAGGCTTCCCGGCCGCAACGGCCAGGCCCTGTCCCCCCAGATTGCCCCTTCCCCCGGAAGCGCCGCTCCTGTGTGGCTCTGCGGGCGGCTGATAGCCGCCCCTACGGGGTGCTGCGCGGGTTGATGATTGCCATAAATTGCCTGTCCTGTTCATGGATGCCGCTCCGGTCCTGCGCCCCTGCCGCCGCGTTTCCACCGGTACACCTTCCCCTGCCATTTCGCATGGTTCTCCCACCCGTTTGGCCCGTCAATATTCCGCGCCCCCAGGTGGGCGGTCACCTCCACCAGGTCCGTCTGGAGGAACTCCATGCTCTGCTCCCGGTACCGCTGGTTCAGCTGGTTCACGCCGGTCATGACAGCCCTTCTCACGGCGACGTCCACACTGTCTACGTGCCCGCTCTCATAGCTGACTGTTTTCAATCCGCTGTCCGCCAGCTGCCGCACGGCGCCGGCAATGGCCCGGTGATAGCCAAATGCCCCGGACTGTATTTTCAGCACCGCGGAATCCAGGGCCCACTGATACGCCTTTCCCGGCTCCAGCAGCACCCTTCCCCGGCCCTGGTGCACCAGGAAGCCCATGGATTGGGTGATGTTTTGCAGCTGGCCCCGGGTCTGCTGGTAAATGGCCCAGACCGTCTCGTGGTCCACAAGCCGCTCTGGGGCCGTGAGGCCCGCCAGGCCGGCGAGGCCGCCGTAATACTGCCGGTTCCGCCGGACCACGTCCTCCAGCAGAGCGGCCAGAGTCTCCTCACCCGCGCCGCTGGTTTTGGCAATGGCCTTTTGGATGTCTGCCAGAGGGAGGCCCAGACCCCGTAGGGCCCGGAGGTTCTGGACCGTCACCTCGTTCAGGGCCCCCGCCGCCCGCAGCCGGGTACAGATGCCCTCCAGCAGTTCCTGCTCCAGGCCCCGGTACTGCTCCGCCAGCGCCTCCGGCAGGGCGTCCAGAACCGTGGGAGTGAAGGGATAGGTCACGGGGCTTCTCCTTTACCGCACGCCGCCATCCCCCAGGAACAAAAGCCGGAAGGTCTCCCGGCCCTTGGGGGTCACCAGGGTCTGGGTGCCGCTCCATTGGGTCTTCTCGTTGAAGCACTCCTTGACCTCAAACAAGCCGCCTGCCACATGGGGATGATAGGGAAGCAGCTTCCCCTTCTGGTCCCGATAGATGTACTTGTGCCGCAGCAGCTCCGAAACAAAGGCCTTTGGGCCAATCTCCAGCTGCTTGGCGGTCTCCCGGAAATTGGTCAGCAGGTTCCGTTCCACCAGCTGGTCAAAGTAGTCCGCCTTTGGGCGCATCATCTGGTTGTCCACCGTCAGGGCGGAAATGCGGGCCTCCCGGTCCGCGATGGTCTTCTGGGCCAGCAGCAGGGCCTTTGCCATCAGCTCCTCCGGCGTCATGCGGTCCTGCCCCGCGATGTAGCCGCCACTGCGCCGGATGGAGGGCAGGACTTCATCAAAAATCCAGCTCTCGAACTCAGCGGCCCCCGGAAGGTCCGACCGGGCCGCAAGGCGATAGATGTCCCCCTCGGGGATGAAATTCATTTCCTGTTCTCTGCCCAGTTTATCGGTGAGGTGGCGTTTCACCACCCCACGGCAATGCTGCTTGATGGCATTAGTAGTGTCCTTGTAGCCCAGCGCCGCCGCCACGTCCTTGCCGCAGAACAGCGTCACGCCGTTCTCCGTGATGGTCCGCACCTCTCCAAACTTTGGGCTCCCAAAGATTTGCAATTCATTCATGGGGATTGCTCCTTTTTATCAATGCAGGCAGTTCCTTCCCCGCCCGGGATTTCGTAGGGGCGGTTATCAACCGCCCGTTGGCAACAGGCCCGTCCGCAACAGACCGGGCCCCGTCCCCCCAAGATCGCCCGTTCCCCCGGACGCACCGCGCCCTTGCGGCTCTGCGGGCGGCAGATTGCCGCCCCTACGGGGTGCCGCATGGGTTGAGGACTGCGGCAGAATGGCTCTCCGGACCCGCAGCAGCTTCACCGTGCCGCCGGGCCCGGGAATCAGCTCCACTCGGTCCCCCCGGGAGAGCACCGCCTCCGCCGCCGCAATCTGCCCCGCATCCAGCCGTACCAGGTCTCTGCTCATCACGCACCGCCTCCCTCTCTCATGCCCCGCGCCAAAAGCGCTCCGATTTCCGCCGGCGGCTCCTCCGCCAGGTCCGCCGCCCCCGGCAGCATCCGGCGGGCGGTTTTCTCGTCCTCGCCGTACCACTTCATCCGGAACTCCCAGTCGTTCATCAGCCCGGCGGCCACCTGCTGCAGGTCCAGGGCCAGGTCCTGCCGGCGGGTGTCCGGGTCGTCCAGCACGCCGTCACCCCAGCGGTACTCCGTCTGATACACCCCCGCCGGGGCCAGGCCCTCCAAGGTGCACAGGGCGTCCATGGCGTACACCAGGCCGTCCAGGGCTGTCTCCAGGGCCCTTTGGATGGCCCGCTCCGTCACATACTGCCGGTGCCTGGCGGCCAGCACCTCCGTGGCGGTCTTCTCCACGCTCTGGGGGTCCGACAGCGTGCCGTAGGACAGCCCCACGTTGAACTCCATCCGCTGGAGGATGTGCTGAAAGCCCCGGTACAGCGGCTCGTCCCGAAAAGCGGGGCTGAACTCCCGGAAGAAGTCCCCGCCGCCGGAGAAGGGGCCGAAGAGGAACAGCCGGTCATCCAGCGCCTCCGGGCCCTTGGCTGTGTCGTCGGCAAAGATTTTCCGCTCGCCGCTGCGGTACTCCCACAAAAGCTGCTCCCACTGCCGGTCCGCCTGGCGGAGCAGGTCCGCCGTGGGCCCCGCATAGACCGACACCCCCAGGGGGGACGCCGGCTCCAGGCCGTTGCCGCCCGGGGGCCGGAACCAGGCGAACAGCGGCCCCTCCAGGTGCGCAATCTCCGCCCGCCGGGGGAGGCCCCGCCAAGCCTCCACGGCATCCAGCGGCACCTCCGCCCCGACGGCGCCCTCCGCGCTGCTGCGAAAGGCCCGGTGCTCCACCACATAGGTCCGGCCCCCCTCTTTTCGCGGCAGGAAGTCGTGGTATTCCAGCTTGAGGAACCACTGGGCCCCCTGCCGCACCGGCCGGCTCTGGAACACGCCGCCCACGGCCCGCCCAGTCCCGTCAAAGCGGGTGGGCGTGAAGCCGGCCGTCACCGTCTCCACCCGGATGCGGCCGTCCTCCGCATAGGGCCGCAGGGCCGCGCCCCCCAGGCACAGGCCCAGCTCCAGCGTCCGCTCCAGGTCCGCCGCCGCCCTTTGCAGCTGGGCGTCCAGATAGGCCCCCCGGGCCCCGCCGGAGACGGCGGCGGAGAACTCCGTCAGGGCGTGGCGGCTCAGCTCCCGGCCGATGGCCGCCGGCAGGCCCAGGGGCCGCACCGGGCCCTTCGCCCAGGGCGGCTGGTTGGTGTACAGGTCCCACCACAGCCGGGCCCCCTCCTCCATGACCCGGGAGGCGGCGGGGCGGACGCCGAAGGTCTTTTCCAGGACGCCGGCGGGCAGCTGGGGCCGGGTCCGTGTTTTGAACAGGCCCCTGGCCCAGTCCAACAGGTTCAAGATGGCTTCCTCCTCACTGCCCGCGCCGCTTCCAGATGGTCTCTGTGGCGTAGCGCACGGCGTCGATGTGATGGTTGTTCCGGTCCGGATAGCCGCTGAGAACGGCCCCGTCCCGGGTTCGTTCATACTCGTACTCCGCAAACTCCCGGTACGTGTCCGGGCACCGCTCCGGGTCAATGACAATCTTCACCAGGGACTGCAGCCACTTCATGGAGTAGTCCACGCTGCCCGGCCCCTTCTCCGCCCCCAGGCACCGGAGGCCGAAGGTCCGGTAATCGGCGATGCTCTTGGGCTCCGCGCTGTCGGCGGTGATGAGGTCCTCGCCGGTGAGGCCCCGCTTCCGCAGAAGCTCCGCCGTCTCCCGGTTGCCCGTTTTCAGGGCGGTCAGCTCGTCGAAGATGTACAGCGTCCGCCGGGCGGCGTCGTAGTGCACCCGGTTAAAGGCCCAGGGGTCCGGATAAAAGCCCCAGTCCACGCCGCAGAGGACCCGGTCAAAGGCCGCAATCCGCTCCGCCGGAATGGGCTCCGGGGCCAGGTTCTCAAAGACCATGCCGCCGCTGCCGTTGGGGATGCCCAGGTACTCGTGCTCATAGGCGGCGGGGTTCCTCTGCCGCAGGTCCTCCGCCTCGTCCAGAAAGGCCCGCCCCAGCCACTCCGGCGGCACGCTGCGGTAGTCGGAGTGGGTGACCCGGCGGCTTTCCCTGGGCAGGGCACAGGCGCGGTTGGCCCAGTTGCTTTTTGTCTTGGGGGGATTGAAGCTTTTGAAGATATAGGCCGCGTCGCCGCCGCGGACGGCGGACTGCTGAATGCTGCGGCACTCCTCGTCGCCGGCAAACTGGTCCAGCTCCTCAAACCAGAGGATGCCGATGTAGCCAAAGGGCGGCTTAATGGATTTCAGCTTCAGGGGGTCATCGGCGCCGCGGAAATAGATTTTCTGCCCGGTGGAGCGGCAGGTGATTTCCAGGGGAGACTTCGTGTGGCTGAAGTCCCCGCCCAGCCCCAGGGCCTCAATGGCCCACCGCACCTGGGTGAACACGGAGTCCCGCAGGGTGTTGCTCACCTTGCGGCAGCAGAGGGCGTGCATCTCCGGGTGGGTCCGCAGCAGGGAGACCACCTCCAGGGAGACGAAGGAGGACTTGGCCGAGCCGCGGCCGCCCTTTTCCACATACTCCGTGTGCCGCCCGGCCAGGATGTCCAGATGGTCCGCCGCAAAGGCCGGGGCGATCAGCCGGGCGGGAAGCTCAAAGGCGGCATGGCCGCTGTCGGCCGGGGCGCTGTCCTTCGGTTCCCAGGCGCCCAGGTGCCGGCCCAGCAGCTCCAGGGCTTTTAGCTTGTTGGCGTACTTCAGCGCGCTGTCCGGGGCGTCGGAGGCGGCCATGTCCGTGATTTCCCGAAGCCGGTCAATCACATAGTCCTGCGTGACCTCCGTGCGCTGCCGGCGGGCCTGCATGGCGGCCTGGACCGCTTGGGAAACACAGGTTTTCCCAAGCAGCGCCGGGCCGGTCCGGTCCGCTGTTTTCGCGCTGTATCCTGCTCTCCGGGCCGCGGCGGTGGCATTCAAATCCACCAGGTATTCTTGTACAAACCGCTCCTGCTTCGGTGTTAATGCCATACCACCACCTCTCAGTCAAAGTCAAATAGCGCGGGCGGCTGGGAATCGACCCCGCCGCGGGCGGTTTTGGAGACCGCCCCGCCGCCTTGGTACATGCGCCCGTATGCTTTGCGCCGCCCCCAGGGGAGAAACGCGGCCCTGCGGGAGGAGGCTCCCACAGGGCTATTATGACAGAGATTTTCCATGGCTGTCCCACAGTTGTGGGACGGTCAAAAAAATTTTTTCCGGCCCAGCAGATAGTCGGTGGAGACTTCAAAGAAGTCCGCAATTTTTTCCAACGAACGGATGGTGGGCTCCCGCTCCCCCCGCTCATACTGCCCGATGATGTTCTTGCTCAGCCCGCACAGCTCCCCCAGGGCCTTACGATTCATCCGCCGTTTCTCCCGCAGCTTCCGGAGCCGCTTCGGGAACTCAGATGTCACGGCCTTCCTCCTTCGCCTCCGCATACGCCCGGCAGTCCCCCGGCAGCCAGAACCGCCGGCTGCGGCCGGTCTCCAGCAGGAAGTGGCAGGCGTACCACAGGTGGTCGCTTCCGCTCTGGGAGAGGGGCCGCCAATACCGGCACCCCCGGCACCGGCCTGGCCCATAGTCCCCCCGGCGCTTCATGGCTCCCGAGGCGCTGGCGCCAGCGCCTCCAAGGCCCGCAAAGCCTCCGCCCCCAGACGGCAGGCCTCTCTGATAGCGTCAAATCGCTCCTCCGAGGTCTCATACATCCAAAGCACGTCCTGGATGGTCTTTGGGTCCAGAATCCTGGCCGCTTCCGCTCTTGTCATGGCGTCTCACCCCCTCCCACTTCTCCAGCCCGTCCAGCACGTCGCACAATCTCAGGGCGTTCTCCGGCGACGGGTCCTTCCGGCAGGCGGCCTTTGCCGCCTCGGTGTCCCGGGTCACCCGCCAGTGATGCTCCGTCAGCCGGTCCGCAAACACCCGCCGCTTTCCGGCTGCCTGCGCCTGACGCACAATCCGCCGTTTCTCCCCGGCGGCGGCCTCTCTGGAGAGGACCTTGCCGCAATAATCCCGGTACACCTGCCGCAGCGCCAGATAGGCAGACTGCTCTTCCGCCGGCAGCCCCTCCGGCAGGGGCTCCCCCCGCATGGCCGCCCGCTCCCAGGGAAACGCCAGCTCAGCCATGGGGCTCGCCTCCCAGATACCACGCCAGCAGGTCCACCGCCGCCTGCCAGCCGTGGCAGACCCGCCAAAGGCAGCCCTGGCCGCGCAGCCATTCCCCCCACCATTCCTGTTCCGGGCTGGTATGGCCCCGCTCGGTTTTCATCTCGATGTACAGCCCGTGGTACCCTCGCCGAGGCACCGGCAGACACAAATCCGGCACGCCCGCCTTCACCCCCTGCTCCTTCAGGTGCCGGGCCTCTACGGCGTCCCGCCTGCCGCCGTTGGGGATGTGATAAAGCCCCGCCAGCTCCGGATACTCCCCCCGGTGAAGCCGGGACCAGGCGATCACATTGGCCTGGTGCTGCGCCTCGCTCTTGGGATTGGCCAGAATCCGAATGCTTGTTTTCATACGCCCCTTCGCCTCCAATGGACCGATAACCGGTTGATAATCTGACTGGCTTGTCCCTTTGTCAGGCCTTGACAGTCGAAGCCCCGGCACTGCCGTCGAATCAGCCGCAGCTGTCCTTCCGTGGCCTCCGCCCGCCCCCAGCGCTTTACCCGGTTCAGGTCCCAAAGATACCGCTGGTCTTCCCCGTACTGACACAGGGCGGCGTAGGCCCGGTCCAATGCCTCCTGCATGGAAACACGCCCGTCTGGCAGCTCTACCGTGCCCAGGGCATCCGGGCAAGGGATGGTCAGGCGTCTCCCCGCCAGAAGCGAGCAGGTCAGGCTCCCGTCCGGCAACTTGAACCAGTTGACATCGTGCGTCTGATACTTCTGTCCTCTCGCCCACAAATCCACAAGCTCCACGTTTCGAATCCAGCTCTCCGGGCAGTCACTGGCCGCGGCGGCCCGGATGGGCAGCTCCAGCAAATCCCCATCCAATGCCTTTCTCCGCCCCTCCGGAATGCCGCTTACATCCAGCCCCAGCAGGCTGGGGGCCGTACACAAGGACGCGTTCCCGGTGATGCCCACGCAGTCGATGAGGGTCAGCCGTTCCTTTCCCGGCCACAGCCGCAGGCCCCGCCCCACCATCTGGACGTACAGGCTCTCGGACTGGGTGGGCCGGGCCATGATGACTGTCTCCACCCGGGGGATATCCGTCCCCTCGGTGAACACCTGACAGTTGATGATGCAGGGAATCCTGCCCTCTGTAAACGCCCGAATGATGGCCGCCCGGTCCTTGGTCTGCCCGGTCACCACCGCCGCGCCGGGGATTTTCGCCGCAATCTCGTTGGCGTGGCGGACGGACACCGCAAAGATCAGCGTAGCCCCCTTTGCGTACTCCCGGTACGCCTGAGCAATGGCGTCCGCCGTGCCGTCCATGGCCTCGTCCAGCTCCCCGGGGGCGTAGTCCCCACGCCGGGTATGGACGGCGGTCAGGTCATAGCCGATGTCTGCCCGCAGGCAGCGGATGTCACAGAGATAGCCGTTCTCAATTCCCCAGCGCAAATCCCGCTGGAAGATGATTTTGGAAAACACATCGTCCAGCCGCACCTTGTCGCCGCGGTTGGGCGTGGCCGTGACGCCGATGAGCTTCTCCGGCCGGAAGTACTCCAGAATCCTCCGATAGCTTCGGGCGGCGGCATGGTGGGCCTCGTCCACCACAATCAGACAGAAGTCCTCCGGGCCAAAGCGGTCCAGACGCCGCGCCAGGCTCTGCACCGACGCGCTGACCACCTCCTCCCCATGACTCCGGCAGGGTCCCCGCTCCACGCCGAAGGAGCAGGCAAAGTACTTCCTGGGCTGCTCCGCCAGCTCCTCCCGGTGGGAGAGAATCAGCATCCGCCCCCCATGCCGGGGAAAGCGGGAGAACGTCACCGTCTTGCCAAGGCCCGTGGCCATCTGGATGAGATAGCTTCCCGGCGGCTGGGCGTCCACCAAATCCACGCACTCCTGCTGGTATGGTCTCAATTCCATGTCAGTTCTCCTTTCCGTGCGACCGTGCGGCTTCGATTCCCACGGTCGCACAGGCGTTGTACGCCTTAAAAACCGCGCCATTGCCGGCTTTTTGGCGGTTTGTGCAACTGTGCGACTTTTCCCCCGTTTTTTCACATGTGCGGGGAGATTTTTTCTTTTAGGCGGACGCAATTTTTTCACGCATAAACTTGCTTGTGCGGGGGAGGTCGCACAGTTGCACAAATCGCGCAAAGTGCCGCAAACCCTCGGAAACACAGAAAAGCTCCGTGTGCGGCCTTTTCAAAGCGGGTTGTACAAAGTCGCACTCATAAAGGAAGTTCGCCGTACTCATCCGATTCTCCGTCATCTGGCGGCAGCCGCATCCAAACGCAGTGAACGGCCACGCCATCGATGCGCTTCGTTTTTGTGTACCCCTTGCTTGCAGTGATAATTAATTCCTTCGACTTCAAATGCCCGAGCAGCGCCTTGGACGATAGCCCGGCCTCCTCACACGCCTTGTTCCAGATGGTGCGGTTGATAATGGCCATGCCGCCGTCAATGACGCCATAGCGTTCTCCGCGCTCCGCGCTCTCCCGGAACTGGTTCACATGGGCCGCCACCCAGCCGCACATATACTCGTAGCCGCGTTCGGATGTGCTGACCTCGTTCTTTTCTTTTAGGAACTCGCCCAGTTCAGAGGCAGCCAGAGCGCGGCCATCCTGAAAAATCCATTCTGTGGCAAGCTGGTCCGCGGTGATGATCAAGGCCGCTGCCATGGCCTGTTTCTCTGTGGTATCGCTTTGAATACAAGCTGTATAGTTTTCCTCGTAGAGAGCCCGCGCCCTGTCCATCTCGCCGTCCTTACACAGGCGGTCAATAAACCGTTTTCCAGCATGGCCATAATTGAGTTTCAGGACGCCCGCGGTGCGGTGGCCATCTTGGATGACGGCCTCCCCATAGCGGCACTCAATCTCCACCACGCGGTTGGCCGCGCCGGCGCCGTCCGTTTCCCCCACCAACGGTGTTTCCCCGGAGGTAATAAAGCAGTTGGCCCATTTGGGTGTATAGTCCAAGCCCAGCCCCCGGTTTCCCCGCAGCTTTCCGGACCCGGCCGCCAGCTCGTACACATTGAAATTGACTCTCCCATGCCGGTCCCGGGCCAGCTGCAGCTCGTCCAGAAAGAGAGGGAGCGAGTGCAGAAATCCGGCCATCAGCTCCACGCCCACGGATGTGCTCTTGAAGGTCTGAAGGTACGCGCCGCCTGCGGTGGGGTTCGCCCACACGGACGCCCCCAGCATCTGTGCCACGGTCTTGCCAGTGCCGCTGTCCATGCTCCACAGGTGGACGAAAAACGGCAGGCACCCAAGCGGCTCCACCAGCACCGAGGCGAAGGAGGCCGCCAGTACAATGCGGGCCGCCAGGCTGTAGGAGCGGGCATCCAGGGCCTCGGTAAGCCAATTGCCGAGGCTTCCGGCCTGGCCGATGGCTTTATATATCGGGCGGAAGCTATCCGCGCTGTCGAAGGTCACGCCCCCCACATAGGGAGAAAACCCCTCCTCGTTCCAGCCCATGCGGCTGACCGCCTTTACCTCTGGGAGAAGCTCCCGGTTGCGGTCAATGGCGTCCCGCAGGAAGTCTACCAGCGCCTGGGCCCGCTCCCCGCTGGTGACCGAGATGCCGCAGTCCGCCAGGGCCACAATGTCCGTGGCCTTGGCAATCCGGCTCATGGGCACCACCAGCTCGCTCCAGGGGGCCCGACCCTCATAGCTGCGGCGATAAGCCAGCTTCACCTTGACCGTGTTGGTATCAATGCTCCGCAGCAGCTGGACCGGCATGATGGGGTGGGTGCAGGCGTAGACCGGCTGGCCGGAGCCGCCGCGGCGCCAGATGCCGCTTTCGTCCGCGGTCCATTCACCCACATTCAAGTCCAGCGCCTGGTCCAGAAAATCGGATACGCCGTCCTCCCGGCCCGCCAGCTTTGCCCGGCGGGCCTCCTCCCGATAAGCCCTCAGCCGCTGGGCAAAGCCGGAGACCCGCTGCTTTCTGGCCAGGTCCCGCAGGTCATACTCCGCCTGGGTCCGCTGATAGCTGTCGGGGATCCCCTCCAGCCACTGGAACACCTTTCCGCTGCGGAAATCCTCCGCGTGAAACTCCGGAAGGAAAAATTCCGGCTCGTTTTCCGGGACAGCATCCCCGGGCTTTGGCCGGTTTTCCGCGTACTGCCGCAGCTCCTCCAGGGTGATGCCGTCCCTCAGGTGCTTCTGGACCTCGTCCAGGCTCATATGCTTCAGAACAACGCTGAGGGCGTCTTTTCCCTCCTCCACGATTCTCACCTCCTGTTCTCTTTCTCCCGGGAACGGATTCTCCTCACCCCACCTTCTCACAGATGCCCGTCCCAAAGCTGGCGGAGCCGGAGACCCAGTAAAACTGCCCGGGATGCTCCGGGTCCTCCACCCGCTTCCAGGTTCCCTCCCGGCGGAAGGGCGGCACGCCGGGGCATTGGGGCGTGATCTCCAGTACGCCCTCGTAAATCTCCAGAACCGGTTCGTTCATGCGCGTCTCTCCTTTCCCATCAGAACGGCAGAACGCCGTCCTCGCCGTACAACTCCTCAAATTCCTTGTCATCCGGGAAAGCGCTGACCGGTCTGCCCGCAGGGTTTCCGCCGGCAGCGCCTTCCCGTTTGGAATCCCCGAAGTACACATTATCCGCCACAATTTCCGCGCTTTTGCGCCTGCCGCCCTCCCGGTCGGTCCAATCGCGAATCTGCAGGCGGCCCTCCACAATGGCCATGCGGCCCTTGGCCAAATATTTGCTCACGAACTCGGCGGTATTGCGCCAGGCCACAATGTCCAGAAAATCCGTCTCCTTCTCGCCGCTCTGGGATTTGAAATCCCGGTCACAGGCAATGGTGAAGGCGGTCACGGCATTGCCGTTCTGAGTCCGGCGCAGCTCCGGGTCACGGGTCAGACGGCCCATGACGGCGATTTTATTCAGCATAAATCCTCCCATTTGTGGTAAGTCACGCTCTCCCGGGTCCACTCCGGGTAAAAGCCCTTGAGATAGTCCGTCAGGAATTGGTACAAATCCGCCCTGGTGACGCCCTGACCCAGCTGCTCCAGGCCGCCCCCCCCGGCCGGCCGCACAGAACGCAGCGCCCGCCGTCCCGCCGGAAAACCTTCTGTTTCAAGGCCGGGGAAAGGGCTGTGGCTTTCGTCTCCTTATGCACGCGTCCACCTCTCTTTCATGGATTCCAGCTTGTCCGGCGTCAGGGTCTCAATCCCCTGAGCCTTGCAGTCAGTTACAATCAAATCAATGAGGCGGGCCATCTGGGCGGTGTCATAGGTACTGGACCCATAATACAGCAGCAGTGTCGTATAGCCGGGAGAGACGCCGGGCATCTGCTCCGTCAGCCAGCCCTTCCCGTGGCTGCTCCAGATCTCCCGCAGCTTTTCCGCCCCTTCCGCCGCCACGCTGACGGTCTCACAGTTCCCGCCGATTTCCGGAATGTAGTGCCGGTACACGGCTTCCGGAGAGATGCCAAGGGCGGCGGAGAGCTTTCCCGCCAGAACCCAGAAATAGGCGTTGGCATCCAGGGAGCGCCGCTGCCGGCGCGGCTGGAGGGCAATCTCCAGCTCCTTTCCCCTCAGCCGGTCAAACCGGTCCCGGAAATCCTCCTCCAGCTCCAGGGTCAGCCGCTGCTTCCGGTTCAGCCCCAAAGCCAGATCCAGCAGACGGCCCGTCATGCCGGTTCGCCGGCATTGGCCCGTTTCATGCACTCGCCGCAGAGCGGACGGCCAAACTTCCGCTCGCTGTAGCGCGCCATGTCCCTGGAAGGCCAAAGGGTCCCATCCTTACGCCTCACCGGCTCAATCACCACTCCGCAGTCCGCACAGGCTGGCGGCACAGGCGGCGAAACGGGTGGAGGCGGCGCGTCATCCGGCGGCCGGCCGTATTTGGAGCGCCCGGCTGCCCAATACACATCCGCCCCAAAGCCCAGAGCCTTGCAGGCCACGCTGATAGCGTCGGTCAGAGCCATTTTGAAGCACTCATCCGAGGTGTAGAGTCCGCTCTTTTCCCGGGCCGAGTGGGAGCCCCCCTTTTTCGCCGGGCCCGCAAAGGCCGCGCCGCCGGTTCCGGGGACGGGTTCGGACCAGGTATCCTCCAGCCTGTAAAAGAGATCAATGTCCATAAAGGCGGCGATCTCTCCATTGGCGCCGGGTTCCAGGCGCTTGTCCCGGATCACATATTTCCACCCCATCCCGCAGGGTCCAAAGCGTTCGGTCAAGGCCTGGATGCGCCACATGGGGTTGATGTCGGTCATGCCCTTCAGGCGGCCGCCGCCAATCGCCTTTTGGGCCTCCGGCGGCACCGCCCGGACCGCGTTGTAAAGCTCCATGTTTTCCATTTACTTCACCACCACATTCCGTTTTTTCACAATGGCCGCGCCGGGGATTTCTTTCCCCGCCTGAAGGTAATCCCTCAGGCGGATTTTCAGAAGAACCGGCGGCTTACAGCTCAGGCAGTCCGTGCAGCCGCTCTCCTCCGCCCAGCGGATGACGGCGGCGGTATCCGCAATCTCCACGGACTCGGACGCCCGGAAGGAGACGGCGCAGCGGGGTGTTTTCAGGGCCCGGCCGTCCAGGAAGTGCTCCAGCAGCTCCTTCAGTCTCTGGGCGCGGCCAGAGAGGGTGCAGCTCCGCTTTGTCAGCTTGTCCGCCTCCGCTTTTACCGCCTCCGCCTCCGCGGAGGCATTCTTGTACCACAGGGCCAGATTCTCTATCAGAGCCGTCCGCTCCATGTGCAGGGCCGCAAAGGCATCCGCGTCCAGCAGCTCCCCGGTCTCCGGGTCCACCAGCTCATAGAGCCGCCGGTCCACCTCATAAAGCTCCAGGACGGTGTTCATCCGCCTCCTCCTTTCCATAGGGGTCAAATTCCGCCAGATAGGGGCTCTCGCAGTACGGGCAGCGGGACTCGCACAGGGTCTCCCAGAAGCCGTCCGGCTGGGGCTGGTGGTACCGGCGCAGCGGCCGCTCCGCCAGCACCGCCCCGCCGCTGAGCAGCAGCCCGCCCCATATCATGGTATGCGTCACCCTGA